TTGGTCTCGGCGACGACCATCGGCGCGCATCGCGAACCCCGGACGACTCCCTGCGCGCCAAGCTCGCTGGCGGAACCCACCGGAGCCACGGAGGGGCAGACGTGGCCCCCAAGACCATCCGGATGACCAAGGAGGACCGGACCATCGCTCACTCCATGTACCCGAGCCTTTCCTCCGAAGCCGCCGAGAAGCGCTGGGCGCAGAAGGTCGGGAGCAAGCTCGTGAAGGACGGGGACCGCGACTAAAGAGCCGGGGCGCTTGACTGGGCGCCCGGTTCGTGTTTCATTGGCGGTACCGGCGCTGACTCCTGCCAGGAGCGGCGTCTGAACCGGCGACCCAGGTCCTTGCTGGGCAACGTCTGAGAACGAGAGGAGCGTTACCCGACGCGCAAAACGGTGGAGGAGACAAATGTCCGCCACTCAGATTGCAATCTCGGAAAAGCCCTCAAAACGGACCCGCAAGGACCCCACGGCCCGCCCCGGCAACGGCCAGGCGCAGACGGCCAAAGGAGAGTCCGGCTGGTTCAAGCTCATCGACGCTGACCCGCGCATGGTTTACCGCTGGGTCTATAAGGTCGGCGAGGAAACCAACAGCGTCCCGTACTACGAGTCCATCGGGTACGACGTGGTTCGACGCGCAGCGGGCGAAGTGCGCCCCGCGGTGTTCAACCGCAACATCAAGGTCGGTGACCCCTGGGAGGCTCGCAGCCACGTGCTGATGTCCGTCTCGATGGAGCGCTTCCAGGAGATCGAGCAGTTCGGCGACGACGGCAACGGCGGTCAGGCCAACGCTGATTTCTGGGAGAACAGAATTCGAAAGAGCGGGCGTGTGGACAACCCGTTCGCCGAGATGAAGCTCGGCTACGTCCGCGAAGAGAAATTCCGCGAGTCTGATGAGGAGGCTCTGAATGGCTGACAATCGCATTTGCTACGGGTTTCGCCCGTGTGGCCGCCGCTGGGGCAGCGCGACCTACAACCCTATCCCGATGATCGTGGCTACCAGCGAGGCCTTCTCGGTCACTGGCGGCACCGCAAACGTGGGCCTTGGCGTAGGTGACCCGGTCACCCGTCTCGCCACCGGCGGGGTCACCCTCTGCGCTGGCGCGGAAACCACTCCGGTGGTCCCGTACGGCATCGTTGCGGCAGTGGGCCCGAACTGGAACGCCGCTCTCGGCCAGATGCAGTTCACCGACGTCCTGGCTTCGGCCACGGCCTGGGGTACCAACCTGGACCGACAGAGCGTCGTGTACGTGCTGCCCATCGAGAGCTGGTACTGGGAAATCGACTGCAACGACGCCGACGCGGCTACCACGAAGGCGGCCTACCAGGCTTTCGGAGGGGAAAACTGCTCGTTCGCGTTGTACGGCGGTATCGCCCCGACATCGAACCCGCAGAACCGCGCTCATCCGCGCCTGGATATCGGGTCGCACGCAACCACGGACACGCTGGCCCTGCGCATCAACCGTGTGTCCGACACCAAGGACAACGTCGACTTCACGGGGAACTACGTGAAGATGATCGTGGAAATCAACATCGGTGGCCCGGGCGGTATGCCCAACTCGGTCGTCACCTCCACGGGTATCTGAGGAGCCGCCATGGAAGTTTTTCGCTCTGTTGTCGCAAAGACACTCAAGAAGACGCTCAACGAGATCGTGGACGATGACCTGGACGGCCTCGAGGCCAACCTCATCATGCCCAAGTGGATGAAGGTCATGACCATGGAGGACGCCTTCGAGGACGACGTGGAGTACGCCGGTGGCGGCCTCGTCTCCGAGAAGCCCGAGGGCGCAGAGCTCGCCTCCATCACGATGAAGGAGGGCTACACCACGCGCTACATGGCGAAGACCTTCGGCGCCAAGATGGCCATCACCGAAGAGACCATGGAGGACTGCAAGTACAAGCAGGTGATCGACCTGGCTCGTCGCTTGAAGCGCTCCATGTTCAAGACGGTGGACATCGACGCCACGCTCGTCCTGATGCGCATGACCAACACCGCCTATGCTGGCGGAGACGGCCTGCCGCTGGCGAGCAACGCCCACACTCTGCCGAACGGCGGCACGTTCTCGAACGTCATGGCCACCCCGCTCTCGCCCTCCATGCAGGCGCTCGCGGTGGTCCAGGCGACGCTGGACGTCATGCCTGGCCACGACGGCATCACCGAGGGCTACGCGATTCGCAAGGTCCTCTACCCGTCGGCGCAATGGAGCATCTGGAAGCAGATTCTCCAGAGCAAGATGGAGCCCGTCCTCGGGAACTACGCGGCCATCAACACCGCGAACATGTTCGACGACGGCGACGACATCAAGCCGGTCAAAATCCGCTACTGGAGCAACTCCACCACGAACTGGGGCTGCACCACCAATGCGGACAACGGCCTGTCGTTCCGCTGGAAGCGCCGCCCGCGTGGCAAGAGCTGGGTGGAGAACGACAACGAAGTGATGAAGTACAGCACCTCGGCCCGCTGGGACCGCAAGTGGAGCGATCCGCGTGGCTTTTACGGAGTTCCGGCATAGAGCCGCGGAGGCACCATGGGCACCACGGTAAAGGCGTACGGAAACTTCTCGTTCGACAACCTCCCGGGCTTCGGCCTGGGGGCGGGCGTTCGCTCGATGTTCGGGACGCTCATTCCGCCCGGCGCGCGCGTCACCTACGTGCGCTCGACAGGAACCCAGGACGGTGACCCGGCTGAGCTGAACGGCAGGATTCTGCCGACGCTCGCCGCTGGCCTCGCCGGGTGCCGTTCCGGACTGAACGACTGGGTCTTGGTTCTTCCTGGGCACTCCGAGAGCGTGGTGGACGCGACGATGCTCGACAACCTAGCTCCAGGGACGAACATCCTGGGGCTCGGCAAGGGCTCGAACATGCCGGTTTTCCGCTGGACTGCCACGGGTAGCCAGTGGGTCATCAACGACGCCGACGTCATGATTGCCGGGCTTCGGCTCCGCATGGAGGGCGCGAACGGCGTGGTAAAGGCGGTGGCCGTCACAGCGGCAGACGTACGCATCACGGACTGCGACGTGGAGCTGGCGTCCGGGGCAGCGCTGAAGGCGACCATCGGCATCGAGGCAGGGGCCGGCGCAACGCGGTTCTCCTTCGACAACAACAAGGTGCGCGGTACGGCGACCCACAACGTCACCGACGGCGTCCTGGTGGCGGCGGCGGTCGACGGCGTGAACATCTCCGACAACTTCATGATGGCTTCGGCGACTGCCGCCAACGGCCTGGTGCGGTTCTCGGCGGCAGCCACGGGCATCCGGTTCTCCAACAACACCATCATCAACACGATGACCTCGAGCGTGGTAGCCGCGGCGCTGGGCTCCGCGGCTGTGACCGGCTCTGTGGAGCGCAATCTCCTGGGCCACGAAGCCGTGGCTACCATCACAAGCGGCACCAACGGGGTGAGCTTCTCTGGCACGGTGGCGGTGAGGTTCTTCGACAACTGGATTTGCGACGCCGCTGGCGGAGCTATCGGCAGCATTCCCACTGCTGTGACCTGATCCCTGGCACAGGCCGGGGCCGGAAAGGACCTGGCCCATGTCGCGCACCGTATCCTATCACTGGCCGAAGAGCCGACGAGGCGAGTACACGGCTATGTGCTCGTACTGCGGCGCTTCGTGGCCCAGCGGCGACTTGCGGCGCGACCGGTCCGGCAACTTCACGTGCCCGGATGACGACCACGGCGCGGACGCCACGACGTGCAACGAGCTGAATGCGGCCGGCGCGCGCGAGCTGACCCGTCGGCGACGCCCGATGCTTGCGCCGGTGGCAACGCCCACTGACGAGCCGGCTATCCCGACGCTCGAGACGTACCTGGAGAACGTGCCTTGACCGTCGCAACGACCACGACGTTCGAGCTCACGATTGACCAGATCGTGCTCACCGCCTACCGCCAGGCTGGACTGCTCCACTACGCACAGGGGCTCGACAACGCGCGCGGAAGCTACGGTCGGACCCAGCTCGCGACCATCATCGATCTGCTCCAGGCAGAAGGCACCCAGGTTCGCTGCGTCACCTTCACCGACCTGACGCTGGAAGAGGGGACGTTCCAGTACAGCTTCGGGCAGGAGGTCATCGACGTCATCGGCGACGGGTCGCTCATCTCCTCGACGGACGACCCGGACAAGCCGGCCTTGGCCACGCCCATCATGCAGATGGATAGAGCTCGGTGGCAGTCACTGGCGAGCAAGGCGGCCGAGAGCTCGCGTCCGGCCGAATACTACGCGGAGCGGTTCAATCTGCTCGTGCAGGCATGGCTCTGGCCCATCCCGACAGACACCGGCTCCATCGCTCGCTTCATGACGCAGGTGCACTACCCGGACGTCAACAACGGATCGAACACCGTGAAGCTAGAGCGACAATGGGCCCAGTACCTCATCTGGCAGCTTGCCTACGAGCTCTCCTTGTCCCAGGGCAAGAGCGCCGACAAGCGTCAGGAACTGCTGCGTGGCGCCCAATACCGCCTTCAGCTCTGCAAGGGCTTCTCGAACCAGCACACCGGATCGCAAACCATGCTCGACCACTCCACCGGATGGAGCCGTTACTGATGGCGAACAACTACCCCAACGGCGCAGGAGGGACACTCGGGGACAACCTGGCTACGTGCAAGCCCGTGCTGACCAGCGGAGCCATCTGGTACATAGGAGGAAGCGGCGGAACGGATGCGGCGAGCCCGGCCGGCCAGAACCGCGAGAAGCCACTGGCCACGCTTGCGCAAGCCCTAACCAATGCCGCCAGCGGAGACATCATCGTCCTGCTCTCTGGCGCCTCGCTGACGCTCACCGCTGCGCACAGCTTGACCGGTCACGTGCTGGTCGGTGAAGGTGCGCTGACGGGCCTACCAACCGCCACCATCGGGTTCGATGCCTCCGGTGAACTGCGCCTAACGGCCCAGGCGTCGAGTGTGTTCGGCATCAAGTTCACGGAACGCACCGGAGCTTCTTCGACGGCTAGAATCACCATCTCGGCCGCACAGTGCGTGGTGCGCGGGTGCACCATGGAATGCGGCCCAAGCGATACGGGGCCTGGTATTCTGCTGAGCGGAGCGCTGACGGGAGTTAGGCTGGAAACCACCGTATTCACGTCCACGGCGACCCTCGTTGGAAGCCAGCCGGCGGTAGCTGTCCAGTCGTCGGCTGCGCAAACCGACCTGCGCCTGAACGGGCTCACGTTCGACGCTGGCACCGTTGGATTCTCGAACTACTACGCACTGGACCTGAGCACCGGCGCCCACGTGCGCCTGCGCGCCGAAGGCATCTCTCTCCTACGCGGAGCGGACGTGACAATCAACGCGAGCGCGATTGGATATTTCAACCCGGAGCTCACGACTGGTGGCTCGAGGATTGTCTGGTAATGCACGCTGTATATCCCCTCATCTCTGGCGTCCAAGGTGCCGCTGCTGGTACGGCTCGGATCTATGCCCGCGGCACCACAACCCGGGCCCCGTACTGGATGGACTTCGAGGGGACCCAGCAGGTAGCCAACTCTGCGGACATCGCCCTGGACTCCAACGGCGGAGCTGAGGTCTACGTCGGGCAGCTGGTAGACGTGACCGTGTTTGACGCTGACGGCGATATCGTGCGGCAGTTCACCGCGGGCTCCGAGGCCCCCAACGTCGAGGTGCGCAGCCAGTCGTTCCTTGGCGTCGACTACATCACCGGCGCGAGCGCAGCGGGCAACCCGACCACGCTCCAGGCCGTGCTGGACCGAGCGCTGACGTCGTTCGGGGCGACGAACTGGAACGTGTCCGTGAACGGTGTGGCGACGCCTGTGTCTACCGCGGTGACTGGGCTGACGGGCATCGTGTTCAACGTCAAGAGCCCCACCTACGGCGCTGCTGGAAACGGGACGAGCGACGACACCTCGGCAGTGCAGGCGGCGATTACCGCGGCCGTCGCCGCTGGTGGCGGTACCGTGGTATTTCCTCCGGGTACCTACATCATTACCGCTCCGCTCCAGGTGACAAGCGCCGTGCGTCTCCAGGGGGTCGGGGCCGGCGCGTCGATACTCAAGCTGGACCACGCCACGAACAGCCTAATTCGCTGGTCAGCGGCAGTGGGGAGCCAGAAGACTACAATCGCCCTGCTGGGGTTCACCGCGGCGCAGGTTACATCTGGAGCGTTCGTCGACATGGACGGCGGGGCGGCGACGAACAACGTCAACTGCTCCATCGACCTGTGCTCGTTCGATGCGCAGACCCGGGACCTGACCGGAACCATGATAGGCGGGCAGGGCCTTGGCGCCACCGGGCGCTCGCTGGAAATCACGCGCTGTTTGATTCAAGCGGGAAGCGCGCAGGCCGTCGCCCTGGGAGCCGGAAAGCTCACGGTTCTAGCGAACCAGTTCGAATCGCCCGCTGGGGCATACGCGGGCACGCTGGTGCAGCAGATTTCACCGGACGGTGTGTGTGTGGCGTTCAATCGCTTCGTGGCCAGCGGGTCGACGAGCGGCACGTTCAACTACATCCAGAACTTCCAGCGCACATCGCCCGGTCTGTTTGGCGTCGTGGCTGGCAATGCATTCGGAGAAGCTGGCGGCACCGCCGTGGGCACAGTGGCGCTGGCGGACGCCCAGGAAATCGGCAACACAGCCGGCACTGGGGTGCTCTTCACGTCAGACGTGACCGGTACCACGTCCTACTCCAACAGCTGCTCGTTCGGCCGGGAGCGCGCGTACCGGCGAGTCACCAACACCACCGGCGCCTACACCATCCCGGACGGCGACGGGACCGACGTCATATCGTTCAACTTCGCAGGAAGCTTCGTGGTCACTGTGCCGACGTTCTACCCGGGTCGCCGTGGCCGCATGTACATCCACAACCAGAACGGCACGAATCGAGCGCTTGCCTTCGTGATGCCAGCAAGCGTGTTCTCTGAGACCGGGGCAGCAGTTACGCTCAACACGGGCACCTACACGCAAGTGGACTGGGAGTTCATCTACATGAACGCGCACCCTGTATTCCGCTACTGGGTGACCGACGCCAACAGGACACCGCCCTGATGGGAAAACGACAGCAAGCGCCCATCAAGTTCGCGCCCCAGCAATCCTCCGGGCAGGAGAGCCTTGCTGGTGCTCAGCCGATCTCGATGAACGTTTTCATCGACCAGGCTGGAGCAATCCGCAAGCGCCCGGGGCTCCGAGCGTCTTCGCTGATCTCCAGCGACGTCATCGACGCAAACGGGTTCTCTGGCCTGCACCTCTGTCTGAATGGCGACGTGTACATGGTTGCCGAAGGCAGCGCCGAGCGTCCCATCTGGCGCATCAAAGGCGGAGCGGCGAGCAAGCTCGGTGGAGGCGTGGCACCGGCTGGTCTTCGCGGCACAGGGCGCCCTGTTTTTGCGGAAACAGAGATGCTGCTCGTGATTGCCGGTGGCGACCTGATGCAGAAGGTCGAGCTGTTGACCACCAACTCCAACCGACTCGGCGGAAACCCGCCCGTGGCGTCGCACGTCATCGCGCAGTCGCAGCGGCTGCTGGCAAACGATCTCGTGGTCGACAAGACGAAGATTCGCTACTCCGGGCAGGCCCAGGGCACCCTGACCTACGCCGGGAACGAGGACTGGACCGTAAGCGCGGCGAGCACTGCCTCGGGATTCCTGACTGCTGAAGCGCGACCGGACCCGGTGAACGCCATCGGTGAGAACACGAACACCATGTTCGCCTTCGGGCAAACCACGCTCCAGCTCTTCACGCCGGACCCGACCTTCAGGTGGGCGCCCACTGGCGCAATGGAGGCAGGCACAGGCGCTCCGTACTCGCCCACCAAGAGCGAACAGGTCTACTATTGGATCGACGACATCCACCGGGCACAGCAAGGCGGCGAGCAGGGCGTCAAGACAATCTCTGGTCCCATCCAGAAAACGCTCGACGACATCGACATTACTGGTGCCTTTGGCTACCGCGTCTTTCTTGGCCCGCTGGACGCCGTGGTCTTTACTTTCCCAGCCTCCGGGCAGACCTTCGCTTACCAGGAAGGGGTTGGCTGGTCGCAGTGGTCCGGATGGGACGGGTCAGCCTACACGCGCTTCGCCGTGAGCTGCCTGGACTCATACAAGCTCGCTGGAACCCATGACGGGCGCCTGTGCGAGCTCTCCATGGACGCCTTCGATGACCTGGGGACCCCGATCCGAGCCTACATCCAGAGCGGCTTCCAGGACCACGGCAGCCCTTCGGTGAAGGATTGCTCCCGGGTCATCCTCACCCTGAAGCGCGGGCAGACCACGAGCGACGACATTCCGGTGGCGCAGCTGAAGTGGCGCGACCAGCCGGGGCCGTGGGAGGAGCCGATTTTGATTGACCTTGGCCAGACCGGCGACACCTACGCCGTGGTAGACTTGCCTGGACTCGGAACCTACCGCCAGCGCGAGTGGTGTTTTGAGTTCACCGGCAGCGAAGAGCTGGCACTCGTTGGCGCAGTAGAAGAGTTCGAAACGACGGAGAGCTGAAGCATGAGCAAGGTCGGCGGAGCAGTAAAAGGCGCAGCGCAGGGAGCCGTGGCTGGCAGCGCGTTCGGCCCATACGGTACCGCTATCGGGGGCGGCGCAGGCGCCATCTACGGCTGGCTCAGCGACACCAGCGACGAGCAGGACGCAGCCGAGAAGCAGAAGCTTGCCGGCATGCAGAAGGCGGCCGGAGTCTACGAGGGCTATCGACCACAAGCCATGGGAGCGCGCCAGCAGGGTCTCCAGCAGAAGCTCTCGGCCTATGGCGGAGCGGGGCAGGCAATGGAGCTGATGTACGGGCGCTCGTACAACCCGGCTAACTACGCGCCGGACCTGGGTAAACTGCCTGACCCGGCTAGTTACGCCCCCGCCGCTCCAGCTCAACCAAGGGGTGGCATGTCACAGCACGACATGGACGGACAGCGCAATGCGCTAGCGGACAGCGTCGGGCGACTCATGACGGCGGAGGAGCTAGCCGAATACGAGCGCACCGGCAAAGCGCCAGCCACCTACACGCCAGGGAGCTCCGCTCCAGCCGGAAGCAGCCCAATGCAGCAACGGGGAAATCCGAATCGCCAGCGCACTGGGCCGGCCAGCACAGCCGGATACGACGAGGCGGCTACCCAGGCGCTGCGTGCAAAAACGGGTGACTCTTCCATGTGGGTAGACGGCTCAGGTGGCGTGCATCGCGTCGGTGAGACGAACGCTGGAATCGTGAGTCCCTTCTGATGGCCAGCTCCTTTGCCCCTCAGCTCAAGCCGGCAACGTCTGCGTTCGCCCAGACCCCGGCAGGGTCGTTCAAGCCACAGGTAGCCACCGCGCCGGCAGCTGGAACGCCGGAGTGGAAGGCCGCGCAGACCATCCCGGGATACACCCCTACCGCCTACGCGCAGGGTCAAACAGCAGCGAACCAAGCCGGCGGCGCGGCGAGCGCGGACTTCAACAAGGCCGCGGGCTGGGTGCTGGACCCGACCACGGGACAGTATAAGGCGACTGGGTTCCCGCAGACCTGGGGTCAGAATCCGGCGATCAAAAAGGCCAACGACGACAAGGCCGCCGACGAGGCTCGCCAGGGGGCAGCCGACGCCGCTGGGCTCGACTTCATGAAGCCAGGGGCGCAGGAGGCTTTCAATGCTCAGTACGGAACGAAGCCTCTCGAGCAGAGCGGGTACGCCTCTTGGCTCGAACAGAACCGCATGGACCCGAACGCAAAGACTACCCAGCAGACCTACGCCGACAAGGTGCTCGGCCAGTCGCACGGCGTAGGGGACGCGGACTTCGACAAATACTACGACCGCTCCGAGCAGAACGCGACGCAGAAACTGAACGACCAGCTGTCGGCACGTGGCACCTACGGCACGAGCGTGGGGCTCGGTCAGATCGGGTCGATGCTCGCCGACATGGAAGGCAACCGTGCGCGCGACAAGGCCTCCTACGGGCTCGAGCGCTCGGCAGACGACCGCAGCTGGGCGAGCACCCAAGGAGACCTGGCAGCGGGAGCGGACAGCTCTGGCATCGACCGATGGAGCACGGCGGGCCAGGCGGAGCTGGCGGCGTCCAACGAGAGCCTCAGTCGCTGGAAGGCAGCAGAGAGTTCCGCTGAAGGGGCGCAGGCGGCGCAGCGCAACCGCGGGCAGGACCTGTTCAACAACAACATGGCCATCGGCGGAGCGCTCAGTGGCGCGGCCGGCAGCTCCTACGATTCCGCTCTGGCGCAAGACCAGGGCCTGGTGGACGCCGTGGTTTCCTTGGGGCTCGGCAAGGACGCCGAGTCGGTGGCACAAATCATCCAGCGCGCCAACCAGGGCGACGCGCAAGCCAAGCAAATTCTCGACCTAGCAATGACCATGAAGGCTATCGGTCAACCTGCGGCGGCGAAACCCTGATGCCGCTGACGCTCTCTGACCTGTCCCCGTTCATTACCCGCGCTCGCCCGGAGCCGGCGGACTACTCGAGCACCACCCAGGCCCAACTCCAGATGAACAGCCAGGAGCTCACCCGTCGCAACATCGAGGGCGACCAGATGGCCAAGATGGCGCAGCTCGCCCAGCAGCAGCAGCTCGAGCAGATGAAAGAGCAGGGCCGTGGCGCGCGTTCCGATCAGCGCATGGGCCTCCAGCGGGACAAGTTTGGCTTCGAGCAGAAGAAGTACAGCGAGGGGCAGTCCCGCCTCGGCGATACCGACCTGAACTCCGCGCTCGACGCATTCAACAAGGCCGTGGAGGCAGGGGACCAAGGCGGAATCGACTATTGGCGCCAGCGCCTTCAGATGCTCCAGGGCACCCAGGTTCGCGAAGAGGGCGCTCCACAGGGACCACTCGCCACCATCAA